GTCTAGAGGGTGAGTTCGTAAACATTCGTGAAAGCTCAGCAAAAATGAGTGTTAAACGCATGGCAAGCTTAATTGAGTATGTGACGGCTTACGGTGTAAGTCATGGCGTTAGATTTAACGATAGATGCGGATTTTGGGGGAAATAATGGATGATTTTTTAATTGTAACTGTGTCACTAGGAATGTTGTTTTTGGGCTGCATGTTGATGGGTGATTTTCTATGAACACAGAATATAAATGCCCTAAATGCGGTGGTGAGCTTTCTGATTGTTGGGATGGTGAGCCAGTAAGTGCTTTTGTGGGCGAATGGAGTGATGATCGCTTTCGCTGTGAGGGAAGAGTTGTCGCAGTGGGAATTATGGGGGCACAACGCACGAAATCTTGTGGTTATTTTGGGTTAGAAGATTTAGGCGTGGAGTATAGAGAAGATGATTAACATTGAAGATGACAAAGATTTAATAGGGATGTACGGCAATGTACGTTGCCCGAAATGCGGCGCCTTTGCTACTGAACGCAAAAGCAGAAGTAAAGGGGCTAAAGATAGATTCCGTTGTCGTGGGAAACAATGGAAAAGGAAGAATTATATTGATGACAAGCTTGTATCTATAGCATACGGGTTTGCCGAATCTTGTGGGTTGTTTGGCTTAAAAGATTTAAAGAAAGGAGAATAAAGATGAAGAAATTTAAGGCGGTTTGGAAGTACGTGTTTGGTGTAATTCTATTCCCTGTTTGGTGGTTAATCATATTGTTTTGGTGTTTGCTTTTAACTGTGTTTGTTTTTGTTATTACGCTTAAGTGGCAACTTAAAGACATTATAGAAGGCGTAACTTTATCACTTGATTTCTTTGGGTTCTGGAAAGAAATGGAAACAGACGCAAGAAATGGGGTTGTCAGAGCATTTAGGGGTGATAAATGAGAAAGCATTTGTTGGCGCTAGCAATAGCAAGTATGGCTGTTTCGCAGGGCGATGGATTGGTTATAAAAATAATAGAGAATCCAAAACAACCAAGACCAAAGATTAATAAAAGAGATGTTTTTAAGAATGGTAAGAGAGGGAAAAACAAATGAGGAAAACAGCACTAGCGCTTTTACTTTTTGTTTATATGACAATTTGGTTTGTATTTGCATTAGTAAGCTTTCCTATCTATCTGGTCGCAATAAGTGTCGAGGGTCCAATCCTACACCTTAGAGGATACAAGAATGGTTACTGGAAATTCTGGAAACAAGACGTTAGAGATTATCCGTGGAGAGTTAAGGCGTTTTTTTACGGGGATTATTTATAGTGACTAAAAAGCCGAAAGAGCATAAATGCAAGGTATGCGGTAACTACTTTGTGAAAAGCAAATCAACACAGAAAGTCTGTTCAGTTGATTGCGCTATCAAGCTCAGCAAAGAAGAATCTCGCAAGAAAAGAGAAAAAATCCAAAGAAGTGAGAGATTAGCTACAAAAAAACGCATGACCGCTTTGAAAGAGAAGAATAAAACTCATAACGAATTAATCAAAGAGGCGCAGGAGGCAGTTAATAAATACATTCGCGCGAGAGATGTAAATCAGTGCTGTATTTCATGCGGAACGCCATTAATAGCAGAGCAGTTAGGTGGTGGATTTGATGCTGGGCATTATCGCAGTCGAGGTAGTGCGCCACACTTACGGTTTTACACATTGAATATTCACGGTCAATGCAAGAAATGCAATCACCATCTAGGAGGAAATTATCATCAATTCAGAATTGGTTTAATCGAACGATTAGGAATAGAAAAAGTTGAGCAGATAGAAGCAGACCAAAGACCAAGACATTACTCAAAAGATGATTTGAGACGAATTAAAAAAATCTTCAATAAAAAAGCAAGAATGTTGGAAAAGCGTAAGGGGTTTTAAATGAGAGCTATTGAGTTGTTAATTAAAATTATGCACCCAAAACATATAGACATTGAAAAAACAAGTCGAGGGTTTTGCGGATTAGATCGAGATCAAATTATTTCATTGTTAAATCAAGCGGAGAAAGAGAGTGTGTTAGGTTATCACTTACTCTTTACTAAATATGCTGGCGATAGCGATTCTAGAAAGATTATATCGGAATATATTAATCAGTTATTTTCAGATGCAACAGAGAGCGAAAAAACAGGGTTAAATTACGTTGTTGATGTTATCTCGGACATTCCATTGCCCACACAGATAAAACGCCTAAAATCACTCAGAAATCAACATTTACGCTCGCAATTTTCACATATTGAAGCAGTAGAAAGAGCGAATAAAATTGCAAAAGAAAATAACCTAGAGAAAAATAGCCTTGAAGCTCGTCAGATCCGAATTCGTGAATTTAACGACCTAAGAAAATCAAATATGTGCCCTCGCTGTCGTGGCACAGGTGAGATCGGAAGAGTGCAAAAAACACAATGCCCGTCTTGTGAGGGTAGGGGTAGATTAATCGCCAACATAAGCATGATAAAAAAATTGGTTGATTGTGACGAATCAAAACTTATTGAGTTTGAACAGCTTTGTTATCGTGAAATGAGTAAAGCTGAAACTGCGATTAAGGATAGATTAAAAAAAGAAATAGAGGATTAGATCACAAATTAAAAATCTTACACTAGGAATCATTATTGACATCCTCCCCTGCCTAAAGGCAGGGGATTCCTACTAGCTCCCACAGCAAGCTGTGGGCTACTCTCGGTGGGTTTCTACTGCTGATCTCTATTGAGATTCACTTCATAGACGCTTCGGGTATGTCCTACCCTGATATTTATTATGCTTGGACTATTGCTTGCCCACGTGTAAGAACATTCATTGCTCCCACTACATCGGCATTTTCCGTATAGCCACATTCTACGCATTCAAAATTTTCCTGTGTTTGGCGATTTTCTTTTGCTGTATGGTTGCAACAAGGGCAAGTACGACTGGTATTTTGTGGAGGAACTGCTAGCAAAAATCCGCCTAACCATTGCGTTTTGTAGTCCAGTTGTCGTCTAAATTCAAACCAAGACTGGTCTAATATCACTCGGTTTAAGCCTGATTTCTGTTTCACATTTTTGCCGTGTACTTCCGCTGTGCCTTTGGCTGATTTGGACATATTCGCCACTTGCAAATCTTCAACATAGATCATCGCGTGGTTTTTGCTGATTTGCGTTGAGATTTTATGCAGGAAATCTTTTCGGCAGTTGGCGATTTTGTGATGTAACTTGCCGATTTTATCTTTCAGTTTTTGCCAGTTTTTACTGAACTTCACTTTATTTTTTAGCTGTTTTTGCAGTTTTGCCAATTTTCCTTTGTGGGTTTTAAACGCATTTAACGGCTCAAAAAATTCGCCATTGGAAAGGGTTGCAAAACGAGCAATGCCCATATCAATGCCGATTTCTCCGCCTTTATGCGTGGGAATTTCCTGTTCAAATTCCGTTTGAATGCTCACAAAAAAGCGTCCGCATTTCATTGAAACGGTGACATTTTTTACTTCCCCAACAATTTCACGACTGTTGCGATAACGCACCCAACCGATTTTCGGCAGATACAAGCGGTCGTTTTTCTGCTCGATTTTGCAACCTTGCGGAAAACGGAAACTCTCTTTTACGCCTTTTTTCTTGAATTTGGGCAAATACGCACGCTTTTGAAAGAAGTTTTTAAACGCACTTTCAAGGTCTTTTAACGACTGTTGAAGCACTTGTGAATGGCAATCTTTAAGCCATACCAATTCTTTTTTCCATTGCGGAAGCAAGTTGGCGAGCTTGGTATAACTGAATTTGTGATGGTTATCTTGTTCGTACTGCTCATTTTGCCACGCCAATGCCTTGTTAAACACAAAGCGAGAACAGCCGCAAAACTGCTTCATTTTGCGAACTTGTTCCCCATTTGGTCTGATTTCAAATTTAAAGGCTTTACGTAGTAACATTGCACGAATTAGAATACAAAAATTGTGCTTATTCTACACTTGGCCTATGAAAAAAGAAACAGAGATTAGACGTGGTCGCCACGTTGTTTTTAACTTACACGTTCATTTAGTTTTCGTGACTAAATATCGCAGGGAAGTTTTTACTCAAGCAATTTTGAACGACTTACACTCAATTTTTGCAACGATTTGTGCTGATTTTGAAGCCACATTAGTGGAATTTGATGGTGAAGATGATCACGTTCATCTACTTGTGGAATATCCGCCTAAAGTCGCTATTTCTCATCTTGTAAACAGTTTAAAAGGCGTTTCGAGCCGAATGATTAGAAAGAAAAACTATCCGAGCATTCGCAAAAAATTATGGGGAAATCAACTTTGGTCACCGTCTTACTTTGCTGGTAGTTGTGGTGGTGCACCAATATCGATTATTCGCCAATATATCGAGCAACAACAAACACCTGATTAGTTAGAAATTTGAAACGGCTTTGCCGTTTATACCTTATATCCACGCCCTAAAGGACGTGGTTTTACGGCACGATTAGATAAAAAAGGGCTAAATGCCCTTTTTCTCAAGAATGTTAGTGAGGACAGCTTAATATAAGCTGGTTGTCTTTTTCAAAGACAGTATTTTCGTTAAATGTAATCGTTGGAGAAAATTCAATTTCATTTGCTGATAATTTATGTGTCGCAGATGTGCCGTAAATGTACCATAAAAGGTGCCATTTAATGCTAAAAGATGTGAATATTTGACGTGTAAAATGCGGTGATTGGCTTTGTAAGTCATTGAATTAATTTATCATTTAATATTTAACTATAAATAAAGCTACGCACTTCTAAGCCGTAGGTCATTGGTTCGAATCCAATAGGGCGTGCCATTAATTTTCTT